GGAAAACTCCCAGTAACCCCTTCCAGCTTTACCATAGGTGTGCTAACGATACGATAGGCGGGTGCATCGCAGAGCTTACAGCGGATTGCCCGAGTCTCCTCGTCCACGTAAGCCTCTTCGATGTGTGTTCCACAGTCAAACTCGTAGATTCGCTTCATGCTGCCTCCCTTTGGAAGTCTTCGTAGCTATTCACAATGGATTGCTCGTAGCTAAGAACACGCTGAACCGCCTCTACTTGTCCCTTGCGGAACCAAAACTGATTTTCATCAGGAATCGTGGTGATGTCACCGAGGATTTCAAGGTTGTCCCCAATATCCTCCATGAACTGCTTCCACCCCTCCGTAGAAAATAGTTCTAATAACTTCTCGTAATACTCTTGTAATTCTCTATCCATGTCCATTTCCCTCTCTAGGTAGACATGGCGTATTATATCACAAAAAGTAGTACTTGTCAAGCATTTTTAGTGCTATTGTTGCATTTTGGAACTCATTTGAGCCATAGCAATGCGCTCATTTGATTTAATGTCCTCTTCCTTCAACATCAACTCAGCAACCTTGGCACGACGAGCAAACTCAGCGTCATCTGCGCTTCCAGCCTCAAGGTTGGTAGACAGAGCCGCCGCCAACTTAGCCTGAACCACCTGTGGCTCCAATTGAGCCTCCACAGACAGCTTCTGAGCCTTGGCTTGGTTCTCCTGCACCTGACTCTGTAGCAGAGCCACCTGAGCCTGTGCAGCAGCCAGTTGAATCTGCTGTTGTTGCTGCTGGGCTTGCTGTGCTTCAGGGTTGGGCTGAGATAGTTGTTGCAATTGAGCCATCAATTCTTCCCTGTTAGACAGACCCATGTTGTCCACAACCGACATAACCAGCATCGGGTACATTGGGCTATCCTGACCAAGGGTTTGTAGCAGTTGGACAAGCTGAGTTACCTCGTACTCACGAGCAATGACGCCCAAGCTGCTGCTAGGCACAAACTTGAAGTCTTGCACCGGGTAGTTGTCCGGGTCATACTGCATATACCGCCAAGCCGTCTTCTGCACCATAGGGATGAGGAAGTTCTCTTGGAAGTTGATTAACGTGCGTTTGTGACGCTTGATGATGGCACCCAGCGACATCGACACAGCACCTGCCGCAGCCTCACCATTGATGCTACCGGGGATGCCAGCGGCGTCAATGGCACCAGTAGCCATCTGCACCATCTTCATCAGTTCCCCAGCCTGAGCAAAACTCACTTGGTCTAGGGAGCCAAACTTGAAGGGCTGCAAAATCTCTGCTGGGTTGCCGTTGGTCAGAATGGTCTTGCCTGGGCGTACCTCCAACTTAGCACCACGGGGCATACGCGAAGCATCCATAGCTAGCATGGGGTGGACAGTGAGGGCTAGGGCGTCAATACGGGCACGCATCTCAGCATCCAAAGCCTTCTGACTGTTGTAGCCCTTCTCACAGATGCCACGTCCCCAAAAGCGACCGGGCACCACGTCCCACGCAAAAGCCACCACAGGGCGGTCTTGCATCATGAACGGGTTTTCTTCAACCTTCAGCAACACACCGCCATTGGCAATGACCACCATAGCCTCGACGTAGCCCTCGTCCTCTTCATCCTCTTCTTTTTCGGTCAAATCATCGTCTTCTTCAGCCTCAGTCAAAGAAGCGTTCAAGAGGTGCTTAGGAACTAACCCATAATACTTGGTGAGCCTCACCTTGTCGCTGTCGAAGGTGCTTAATTCCTTGTCAGGTTCCAAGTCAGTGTCTTGTTCTGAATCGCTAATGTCCTCATCGCGGTAGATGCCAGCCTGAATAGCCATCTCCACTTGGTGACGCGGCACAAACTCATCAATGGCAACACCTAGGGCATCTTCAATGGACGAGGACACAGGGTCAATGAGGAAGTTCTGTGGCAGGACGGGTTTTAGCTTGACAACAACACGAGGAGAGATGTTTACACCCACAGCTTGCATAGCACCTTCCATGATTGGCTGGGTGGCAGGTTTCATCTCCTGAATCTCATCAATGACAAGTTCAGCAATGCCGGTGCCGTACACTGCGCTGTTCAGGATGCACTCAGCGACAGCCTTGCGGGTCTTGGTGAATTGAAAGTCCTCACTCAGTTGCTCACGTAGGTAGGCGACATCTCGTGGGTCTTGGTCTTTGCGGTCATCCTTGATGTCAAACCACTTACCACGACCAAACGTAGCCTCTTCAACCTCCGACACAGCAGATTCCACAGCTTGCTGCAAGGCAGGGCTAATCAATCGTGACCGTTCACTCTCGCGGGTCTTGTCCTCAGCAGCCCAAATACCACGCCACAGCCGGTAGTACTCGTCAAACTTCTCTTGGTAATTACTCTGGTAGTGGTCACGCCAACGCTCCACCTTGTCCATCACCCAGTTCTCTAGCTTTTCAGTGCGAAAAACGTCTTGATTGTCATCCATGTGTTAGTCCTTCAGTAATTCGTTGCGTAATGGGTTGTCTTCTTCATCATACATAGCAGCAGTTCCTATTGGCAAAGCAGCGTATGTTACGTTTTTACCCATTGGGTCTTTAATTGGTTGTTTTGTTTCTTTGTCAAACACCGTGAAGCGAGGGTCATCAGGTTTGGTTTTCTTTATGTTTTTACCTAAAACTAAAGCGCCAATTTGAACAACCTCATCTGCTTTTACAACTGGCATACGGTCTGCTTTATCATAAAAAAAACTAGCACGGTCAGGGTTAAAACCAATTTGCGTCCATTCAGGGTCTTTTAATAAGTCTTGGGCTAGTTTTTGTGTTTGTTCAGGATTATGGTTTACCCAGTTACCAATCATCTTTGCTTCAGGAACTTTTGTTTTTTCTCTTGTGCCTACTTTCAAAAACGTAGAAGGGTCTGATACAAAATCAACGTCTTTTAAAACTGCTGTTTGTCCGTATGCAAGAATGTTGCCTCCCTTATCTGTTCGGCTGCTTGCAGCGTGGATACTTGGAATGTAAACTCCGTAATCGTTATACGATGGAATGTCCAGCCTAGTACCTACAAGCGTTCCATCAGCTATTTCTGCTGTAACACCTAAAATACCTTTATCTGCTTTTTTACCTAATGCAAATGTTATATCCTTTTGTGAAGGAAGCTCAGGTGCTTCCTTAAAAGGATGAATAGGCATTAATTCAGCGTTTCTCTTTCTAAACTCTTCTGAAGATATTTTTCCTTGTTGAAGAAGTTCAGCGTTCTGTTTATTTAATGCTTCAACTTCAGGATTTTGAAAACGAACAAATTTAGGCTTTCCTTGTTTCCAAATTTCTTTTGCTTCATCAGAAAAGTTAAAAACTTCAGTTGCTTTTTGTCCTAACTTAGCAGCTTTACCAGTGGTAGCTATGCCTTTCAAAGCCATGCCGACAGGGGCAAGCATACCCGACATTAACATCATGTCGCCCATAGCGCCTAGGCTTTGCAAACCAGCAGTGCCGTAGTTACCTTGGCGTAGGTTTTCTACAAGACTTGGTGCATACCCTCCTTCAGCGTTTGGATAGTATCCAGCAGCCTCTAGAAGACCAGCGCCCGGTGCAAAACCGCCAGCAGTGGTCAGGGCAGTACGAGCAGCGTTGGGGTTTGCCCGTGCTATCTCCTCTGCTATCAATGCCTCGTATGGGTCTGCGTAATTTGCCATGTTTTCTCCCTTAATATCCTGCCACAGCGTCTAGCATTTCGTAATCGTCTTCTTCAAAATCTGACACATAACTCACTTTGGCGAGTTGCTCTATGTATGAAAGAGAATCAACAAGGTCATCATGCACCAAACTGTTAGGAAATTGGAAAAGTTGGTCAAGAAACTCATGGTTCCACTCCCCTTTGTTCAAAACAACATATCCATTCTCAAATCTGCCCTGCAAAGCCCACACAATGCGGTCAGTTTTCTTCTTATTCCCGTGACTTAGTTCTTCAACACGGAAAAATGTCTGATTACGGCGCATGATGTCGCTGATGTAGGGCATTACAGCCTGTTTTGCAATGCCTTTTTCAATTCCTACGCTGATTGGCTCGTATTTCTTCACTACATCGAATATCTTCTGTGCAGTTTTCTTCACATCCCAACGTCCGTAGATGATTTCTTGTACATACCAACCATCTTCATTCACTTTAACCACGCTGATGGCGGTATTGTCTAGCCTCTTGTTCTTTACCTTCTTGGCGTTCTCATCTTCAAAGCCAGCCAAGTCAATGGCAATGTAGTAATCGCCTTGGTCAGGTTCATCTTCGTCAAACTTTACCCATTCTTCCTTAAATAGTTCACCACCCATCGCTTCAAAGGAAGCCATAAACTCCTGACGGAAGGCAAACGACGACATACTTTTCTTAGCTGCTTCAATTTCTGCTGCATCCAAGAGTGGGTTATTGAAAGAAGTAAAATGGAAAGATGCAAAAGTGCTGTCATCTCCCTTTTCACCATAGAGGTAAAGGTCATAGAAGTGGTTCCTTCCCATCGGCGTACCGATAAATAGTGCTTGCCCCTTTTGGTCAGCCAGTGCAGGGCGTAGAATTTGCTCCCACACCTCCGGTTTCATGTCTGCATACTCGTCCATGACAAGAAACTTCAAGGACACACCACGCATCGTCTCGAGTCGGTCAGCGCCTTTCAAAGAAATTGTGGCTCCATTGACAAGTTTTATTTGTAAGTTATTAACGTGACTACCCTGTATAACAGGATGCCCAACCTCCAGCAGGGTTTGCCACATAATGTCACGGGCTTGACCTTGCGTAGGAGCCACATAAAACACATGACCTTTATCAGCCTGTAGCGCGTTCACAATCAGAAGGTAGGCAGCTAGCCGAGATTTACCTGTACGGCGTCCAGCAGCAACCACCT